ATGAGAGTACAACAAATCTGTAGTATAAATAGAGAATTTGGTGTAGGTGTATTTATCAAAAAAGAATCTATACTATCTTCTTATAATTTTGCTGTATATTTAAAAGTACTTTGGTTTAAACTAGGTTTTAGAATTTCTTATGGATATAAATCAAAACAGTGGGCAAATAGAAGTAAAAGATGAATTTGGTAGTGTATTTTTATATACTCATGATTTAGCATATGACTTGATGCATTCTGTATATGATATACTTAGTAAGAGAGAGAGATGGAATGACGCTGACTACTTTACAAGAATGCTTTTTTGTAGAATGATACCACCAGAACAATGGTATAAATCAGAAGGATTTGGTATTGGTACTCAGATGTATGCAGATATTAGATTTTTAATACTAGTTGATTTAGTAAATAAAAAAATAACTGTAAACAACTGGAATGAAACAGGTAGTTCTTGTAGAGCTATTCATTATACATTTGATGATTTTATAGATAACTTTGCAAGTAATGCTAATTTATAGCGTTATAATGGAAAATATTTAACAAACCAACTGATAGTAACAGTTTTAGTGCAATATTATGTAGTACTTTAGTGCATAATTTAAACTAAACTCCATGATCTACCAGCTGCCAAATGGTAAATGTGTTGAAATGTCAATAGAACAATATCTTAGGATGTCTGATGAAGAACTTAAGAATATGGTTGCTTATAATTATGGTGAAGAATTTAATGATCCTTTTATTTACAGTGTGTTAAGGCATGGTCCTGCACGTGAAGACATTGAAGAAGAATTAGAAGATGATTTTTCTGAAGAGGAAATAGAAGATTTATTAGATGTTGCACCAGAAGATAAGATATTTGATGATGACTACATTGACTATGATAATCTAGAACAGTAAATGATTCAAGTCAAAAAAAAGATTTGTGATAGTTGTGAAACTGAACAAGTCATATGGAAAAACCACAATGGCAATAAGTATTGCAGAAAATGTTGGTTAGATAAAACATTTGTACTTCCAAAAAAATATCTAAAACCTATTAAACCTAAGTCTGACAAGAAAAGTATACAAGATCAATTGTATACAGTATTGAGAAACAAGTTTTTTCAAAATGATAATAATAAATCTTGTAAAGCAAGATTAGAAGGATGTACATTAGTAGCTTCAGATGTACATCATATGAAAGGTAGAGGAGAATATCAAAATGATGTATCTACATGGGTAGCATTATGTAGAAATTGTCATAGTTATGTTGAGACTCACCCTAATGAAGCTAAAAAACTGAATTTGTCACAAAATAGACTAACTAATGAATAATGAAAAATTTGTAGGTTTCATGATTATGGGAACCAAAAGTCAGCAAGAAGCTGAAGAAGGAAAAGGATTGATTTTATGGATGCAGAAAAAACCTTCATGGTTAAACAGATTCTATAATAAACTATTCTTAGGTATAAGATGGGTAGATAAACAAGATTATACACCACCTGTAAAAACTGTTGAAGAACCAACAACAAAGGTAGAAATGCCTAAGCAAAGATCTTATAAGAAGAAAGATAATGGATCAGTCCAAGAGAGAAGAAATTCAAAATCTAGCTCTAACAGCAACAAAGAGTAAACATAGAGCTGGATTAGCTGTAAGTATGGGTTAATTTGTAAAATTAATTATAATGTTGTATATTATAGTATAACATAAATCATTAAACTTATGAATATTCCTAAATCTTTTGGTCTTAAAAAATCTGGTATTTATTGTATAACTAATATTGTAAACAATAAAATTTATATTGGTAGTAGTGTAAATATATATTACAGATTAAAAAGACATAGTTCTGAATTAAATAGAGGTACTCATGCTAATAAATATCTACAAAATAGTTATTTAAAGCATGGGTCTTCTAATTTTAAAGTATTAATTATTGAAGAAACAACTATTGATAATTTACAAAAATTGGAACAATATTATATTGACACTTTAAAACCTGATTATAACATTACTATTGAAGTAATAAGAAATACACCTTCTTTAGAATCTAGATTAAAAATATCAAATACATTAAAAGAACAAAAAAGACTTGGTACTCTTAAATATCCTACTCATGATGATAAGAAAAAACCTGTAGTTATTTATGATTTAAATTGTAATTGTATTGGTAATTATGAATCTGAAAGAAGTGCTGCAAAACAGTTAGAAATATTATATCCAGGATTAAAAAATTCTCAATCTGTAGTTAACAGTTCTGTTAATTTAAAAGGAAGAATAAAAGTTTCAAGATATAAAAAACATTTTTTATTAAGACCAGGAAATAAATGTTATACATTAAAAGAATTATATGATAGAAAAACATACAAGAGAAAATATTCAAGCTGAGTGTTTAGAAGAATTATCAAAACATTATCGCTGTTCTGCATCTATAAGCATGGGGGTTGGTAAAACCTTTATAGGACTTAGACATATGGAGAGAGAGTATAAATTAGGTGCCAGAAACTTTTTAGTTGTGGCACCTAAACTTTCTATATTCACTACCTGGAAAGAAGAAGCAAGCAAATTTAAATTAGAACATTTAATTGACTGTATAGAATTTACAACTTATTTATCTTTAGGTAAAAAAGGTGTAGAGTATGATTGTATCTATTTAGATGAGTGTCATAACTTACTAACAAGTCATGAAAATTATTTGTTATTCTACCATGGTAAAATTCTAGGTCTTACAGGTACACCACCAAGACACAGTACATCTGAGAAAGGTAAACTTGTACAAACATATTGTCCTATTATATACAGTTATATCACTGATGATGCTGTAGATGATCATATACTTAATGATTATAGAATAATTGTACACTTGTTACCTTTATCAACTGCAAGAACTCACAAGGTTAAGACTAAGAAAGGTTTCTTTATGTCTTCTGAAAAAGATAATTATGAATACTGGACTAAGCAACTAAAAGGTTTTGGATTTAATAAAGATAGAACACGCATCATGCGTATGAAAGCTTTGATGGAATATGAAACTAAAGAAAGATATGCAAAGCATTTACTAAATTATGTAGATGATAAATGCATAGTGTTTTGTAATACTACAGAACAAGCTGAAAGAGTATGTTCAAATACTTATCATAGTAAAAATAAAGACAGTGAAGAAAACCTTCAAAAGTTTAAATCTGGAGAATTTAACTGTTTGTCTGCAGTAATACAACTTAATGAAGGTGTAAACATTCCTAATTTAAAATATGGTATTATACTGCATGCATATAGTAATGAAAGAAAAGCTGCCCAAAGAATAGGTAGATTATTAAGACTTAATCCTGATCAGACATCTTACATACATATTCTAGCTTATAAAGATACTGTAGATGTAGAATGGGTGATTAGTGCATTAAGTGATTTAGATCAAAGTAAAATTAAATATAGAGATGCAGAATATAAGCGTTAAATTTGGCAAACATAATGGTGAATTAAAACCTCTAACAATTGCAGATGCTGGTACATTCTTTGATTTTAGAAAAGAATTAGCTGAAGGTGAAATAGTTGAGTTTTATATCACAAAGATTGAAAATGAAGATGATGCAACTGCAGGTCAGATAGCTAAAGTACATGCTATGATTAGAGATCTTGCAAGAGAAACAGGTAGTACATTTGATGATATAAAGCTTGTTATAAAACAAAAAGCAGGACTTATGGATCCTGCTTCTAAAGAGTTTAAAAGTTTTGGTAAATGTAGTAAAAAAGAAGTATCAGATGCTATACAAGTATGTATAGATACTGGTAACCTTATTGGTTACTATTTTTGATTTCTTCTTTAAAAGATTCTTCAATCTCTTCTTTAGTTAATTCTTCAATATTACCAGTGTCATTAGCTTGTTTATCAAATGTTGCACATAGAATAAGCATTGTTTCTAAATGTTCTATCCAAGGTTCATCAACTTTTTGATTTTTGATTTTCTCATATGCAGCAGTCATTTCTTCATTTGATTTACCTTCAATTAGATAAGCTGCTAAATATTTGCATCTAAGATAAAAATTTGTGCTAATATCAATTGATAATATAGCATCTCTTTTAATAATTTTAATTTTTTGAGGTGTGTCCATAATTTTATTTTTTAAACAACAAATGTAAACAAATATGTCTAATACACAAAAACTTAGTACAGAAGAATATGCAAAAAAATTATATGAAATGCTTAAACCATCTGGTTGGCATGATATATTAAAAGGTTTTCTACTGTCAGAAGACTTTGTGACTATAATTGCAACACTAGAAAAGTGTGTTGCTGATGGTGAGAGATTTACACCTCCACTTAAACAAGTGTTTAGTGCATTTATGGAATGTCCATATGATAAAACTAAAGTTATCATTTTGGGACAGGATTAAATAAATTTTGAATTTAATATTATTATTTGTACCTTATACTATAAATACATAGTATATGGAACCAAGAATTGCACCTTTAAGAAATTTTAACTCACATGATAATACAAGAAAATGTAAAAAATGTGACAACTGGTTAGATTTATCAAGTTTTAGTACAAGAATTAGATTACCTAGTCCAAGTACAAAAGATATTGAAAAACAAGTACCAACATTATATTATAGAGAAACTTGTAAAAGTTGTTCTTTAAAAACTATTAATATTGATAAATATTGTAGTCCAGAAAAGAGAAAAGAACTTCATAGAAAAGATCCACGTAAAGTAATGTTAATACATGCAAGATCAAGAGCTACTAAAAAAGGTTTAGATTTTAACATAGATTATTCAGATATAATTATACCTGAAAAATGTCCATTGTTAAATATACCTTTACATGTTAGTGATAAAAAAGTAGGACCAAATAGTCCTACAATTGATAGAATTGTATGTGAAAAAGGTTATGTTAAAGGTAATGTACTTGTTATATCACATAAAGCAAATTGTGCTAAAAATGATTTAACAATACAAGAACTTGAATTATTAATATTAAATCTTAAAAGGGTCCTGTATAAAGAGGAAGAATTGCTGGAAAGCTAAGTCAGAAATGATATGCCAATCAGCAGCCGATCTCAAGGGAAGACTTGAGCAGGTTCAGAGACTAAGGACACTAAGGTGAGCCTACAGCATCCTCCACTATTTTATAGTGATGATATAGTCCGATCCTCATGGAAACATGAGAAAATGAGGGTAGCCTTATCCTCAAATCCACGTTGCTGATGGAATTGCATTCTCTTGTGGTAATACTAAAAGAGCAGAGGCATCACTGCGTTATATCTTTGGAGCTGTTAATGACACAGTATATGAAGGTAAAAAAGATCCAAAAACATTTGATCCAGATTTGAGACGCTGGGCAAATCAAGGTGTTTTACTACTTAACACTGCACTAACTACTGAGATAAACAAGATTGGTAAACATTTTGATATATGGCAACCATTCATTGCTTATCTAGTAGACATGTTAAATGCTTCCTACAATGATTATGTGTGGGTGTTTATGGGTAGAAAAGCACAAGAGTATGAAGATTTAATAGATAATGTATTAAACAATACTGTTTTACTTCAATGTACACATCCTGCATCTGCAGCATATGCAAAAGAGTCTAAATGGAATTGTAATAATGTATTTAATTTAACAAATCAACATCTCTCACATCAAAAAAAAGTACCAATTATTTGGTAATTTTATTTGTTTAAATCTCAAAAATTTAGTATCTTCGTAATCTAAATCATTGAAGTTTATGAGTGCATCAAGCACAGATTTATGGAAACATTACTCTGACGTAATGAATGAAGGTTTAATCTATATTCATAATAGAGCTACTGGATCTTCTAAATCATTAAAGACACAATGGAAACAGTTTAATTCTATTGGTCTTAATGGTGTAGAATGGCACTCTTTGTATGTTATAGGAGCACGCCCAGGGGTGGGTAAAACTCTAATAGCAAGCTCTTTAACAAGAGAATTGCAGAATCTTAATCCTGATCAAGATTTTGCAGTACTACATTTTCAGTTTGAAATGCTAGGTAGAAACATGGCACTACGTGAGTTTTCATCTGCAAATAATATGAATATTAGATACCTGCAGTCTGCAAAGGATGAGGGAATGCCTCCCTTGACAAAAACAGATTTTGACAAATTAAAAGCATATGCATTAGCAAATAAGACTAGACAAGAGTTTATTATTGACAAAGCTCTTACTGTTAATGAAATGCAATCAGCACTGGTACAGTTTTACAAAAAGGTTGGGAAGCCATTTGTTGTAACACTAGATCACACTCTCTTAGTTAAACAAAGTGGTAGTGAAAAGAACAAACAAGAAACTTTAAATAATCTAGCTGTTATGTTAGCAGAGATGAAAAATAAGTTACCTGTTATGTTTTTTATACTAACTCAGTTAAACAGAGAGATTGATGATGCTGAAAGACAAAAACCAGGACAGTTATCAAACTATCCTACAGAAAAAGATGTTTATGGTAGTGACAGCTTATTACAATGTGCTGATGTTATGATTGCTTATAACAGACCTGCAAAGTATAATCTATCTGATTATGGGATTAATCATCACATAATTGCACCTACAGATAAATATCTTTTAGCAATGCATGTATTAAAAAACAGGTATGGTGAAGTTGGTATTCAATGGTATAGAGCAAACTATGCTCGAATGCTTGTTGAAGAAGCTGATGAACCTGCTTGTAGAATTATTAGAAAAGTTATATAAATTAAATTAGTTAAAGATGGCAGAACTATTAAAAAGAAGGAAACACATTAATGTGATTACAGCTGAGTTCAAACCTTACTGGGAACAACTCTTTGTGGAAAATGGAATTGAAAATCCTATATTTTATGCAAAGATGTGCTACCAAGGTAGTGAATTTGAAGGTGTAGATGGTAGAAAGTCTGAGTGTATTAGGTTTTTTCCAAGTGAGATTTCAAAAAATCAAGATGTATTTGTAGAATTATTTGATTGGTATGATAATCCTTATGAGGAAGGTTATAGAAATCTTTACAGATTAAAAAACAAACCTAATTGGAAGACAGCACCTAATTTTTGTGTTGAAGTAACATTAAAAAATGATGGTACTCCTTTGCCTACTCCTACATATGCTGTAAGAGTAGCAGATTTAGAACTGATAAGTAGAAATAAGATTGAAACTGCTTATCCAGAAATGACAAAAAAGTCAGCTAAGATTGAGGAAAAACCTCAACAAACTTTAGAGTTTGCAAAAGTTGATATGGGAGCTTTTGAAGAAGAGCTACCCTTTACAGAAAAAGAGGATGCACATTATGCAAATATGACAATTAGAGATATTTATTGTATTGTAAATAAAACTCCTCTATCTAACAAAAAATGGTTAAACACTTTAATTGACGAAGGTAACAAATGGCAGAAGTAAAAAAAGCAGCAGAGACAGCTGCAGTACCAGGTATTTCATTACCTACTGGTATAGTAGGTGCAGTAACAAAAAGTCCTAAGAATCTAGTAATATTTAGTAAACCTAAAGTAGGTAAGACAACATTATTGTCTCAACTTAAAGATAGTTTACTTATAGATTTAGAAGATGGATCTGATTATGTAGCTGCTGTGAAAATTAAAATCACAACAATACAAGATTTGTTCAATGTTGAACAAGCAATACTTTCAGCTGGTAAACCATACAAGTATATTGCTATTGACACAATATCAGCATTAGAAGAACTGTGTATTCCTTATGCAGAGTTCTTATATTCAAAATCTCCTATGGGTGCTAATTGGTATACTCCTACTACAGGTGGTAAAGCAAAACATGGAAGCATATTAAATATGGCAAATGGTGCAGGTTATCCATGGTTAAGACAAGCATTTGAAGATGTAGTTAAAAGATTTAAAGCTTTATGTCCTCATTTAATTCTACTAGGTCACGTAAAAGACACTATGTTAGAAAAGAATGGTAGTACATTTGAAGCATTAGACTTAAACTTAACAGGTAAGTTAAAAATCTTTACTACTTCTAAAGCAGATGCTATTGGATATTTAGTGAGAAAAGGAAACAAAAATGTCTTGAGTTTTAAAACACAAGATGATATTCTATGTGGTGCAAGACCTGAACATCTTAGAAATAAAGAGATTGTTATCTCTGAAGTTAATGAAGAAGGTAAGGTAATTACACACTGGGATCAAGTATTTATAGATTAATTAATATTAAAAATTAGAAAAAATGAGTTTTAGTTTAAACAACTTTCAGCCAGGAGAAGGCACATTTGTACAAAAGAGTTTACAACCAGGTACACACAAATGTACAGTATTAGATTTGAAATTAGAAAAAACACCTTATGATGCTAATCAGTATAACTTAGTATTCTCTTTAATGGGACCTGAGTTAGGTGAAGATTTTGAAGGTTTTCAAATTAACAGATTAGATCCTTCAAAAGGAAACTATAAAGGTCAAATTGGTACTGTAAGAGCAAGTCAATATGCTTTTAAAGACTGGGAGTATAAAGGTAAAAAGATTACTAAAGATGAATCTATTCAAAACTTTTTAGGTACTTTCTTGAAACAAGTAAATTTGTTAGACCAATTCCAAGCTGAGAATGTTGATGCACCTACTATTGAAGATTTAGTAGAAGAAGTAAAAGCTTTCCTTATAAAAGGAGGTTATAGTTTCTATTTTACTTTAGGTGCTCAAAAATATTATAAAGAAGGATCTACATATCCAAGTTATGCTTTATATTTGCCTAAGAAATTAGAAGGTAAATTCTCTTATGCTACTACTGAAGAAGATAGCAAGTTTGCTAAATTTGATGAAGCAATTCATGTGTATGAGAAAAAAGCTGCTGATGAAGCTGTTGATACAACAAGTATAGGTCAATTTGCTCCTGCTGCTGATGTATTTGGTATGCCACAAGCAAGTGCTCCTATCTTTGAAGAAAATGTAAATGATTTACATCTTTAATTAAATATTTTATTTTTAAGAGAAGGGTAGATGTAATGTCTACCCTTTTTTTATATAAATGTAAATTTTATGTTCAGTTTAAACAATTTTGTGTGTGACATTAAAGATGTACCAAGTGATTGGATATTTGAACATTATTTAGAATTACCTGAAGCTTTAACAGGTCAAAGAGTTAGAATTAACAGTGTGTTCAATCCACATGACAAGACTCCATCAATGTACATATATTATTATACAGAAGGTAAGACTTATAGATTTAAGTGTTTTTCTACTGGTCATGGTGGTACAGCTGTAGATTTGATGAAGTATCTTTGGAAAGAAGATTATGGATACACTGTTAATACTATCATTAGTGATTATAATAAGTATCTAAAATCTGGTAAACCTGTTATTAAAAAAGATTTTAATAATGTGTACTGGATTGTATCTAGTTATACTACAAGAGAATGGAATGCAAATGATGCAAAGTTTTGGCTGCAGTTTAATATAGGTAGTGATTTACTAAATAAATATAATGTGGTACCTATTGCAAATTATACCATGTGTAAAAAAATTAATGATGATTTTACAGATGAGATGTTTACAGTTGCAAAAGAAAACACATATGGTTATTTTAATAATAAACATGAATTATATAAACTCTATCAACCTTTGAACTTAGAAAAGAAGTTTCTTAAGCTTGGTGATTGTATTCAAGGTCTTGAGCAATTAGAGCGTAAAAGATTTCTAGTTATTACATCTTCTCTTAAAGATATAATGGCAATTAAAAGTATAGGAAAACTAGATATTGATGTTGTAGCACCAGATAGTGAGAACTCAAAACTATCAGATAAACTGATTAATAAATTTAAAACAGAGTATGAAGCTGTTGTTACTTATATGGATAGTGACAAAGCAGGAATAGATAGTATGCAATACTATTTAAGTAGATTTAATATACCATTTTGTTACATACCACTAGAAAAAGATTTTAGTGATATAGTCAAATACCATGGTATTCATAAAGCTGCTTATGAGTTTATTCCTGTTTTAGATAAAGCAGTTGCAAAATATTTTATTATCAATAAAAATAATTAATATATATTTGTGTTCAAATTTATATATTATGAGCAACTGGATACTACCTTCATGTAAGAACAAAGTAATTACAAAACTTGAGGATTTACCAAATTATGAAAATCTAGTAGGATTTGTATATAGAATAACTCACATAAAGACAGGTAAGTTTTATATTGGCAAAAAGAGTTTGCAGTTTACCAAAAAGACTGCAATAACAAAAAAAGAGAAACTTGAAACAGGTACAAGAAAAAAGACAAAAAGAGTTTCTAAAGAGTCAAATTGGTTAGATTACTATGGTAGTTCTAAAGAACTTACTGCAGAAATAAAATCAGAAGGAAAATTAATGTATAAAAGAGAAATCTTAGAATTATGCTGTACTAAGAAATATTTAAATTATTGTGAGTTAGCACATCAAATTAAAGCTGATGTGCTAACAAGCAATAGTTATAATGGTAATATATTAGGAAGGTATTTTCTAAGAGATATGGAAAATTGTAAATAATGAAAGTATTCAAAATGCCCACAGAAGCAGAAATGCTACAAAAACAAGAAGAATTTTTTAGTAAACACTTTATGATGTCTTATTCAGGTTTGAATAAGTTATTATTTAGTCCTAAACTATTCTATATGCACTATGTATTAGGGCAAAAAGATGATACAATTGACAAAAACATGATTGAAGGTAAGCTTATTCATTGCTTATTTTTAAATCCTGAAGACTTTGAAAAAGAGTTTGTATTAATGGCTACTAATGTTCCTAGTGCAAATCCAAAAGAAGTATTAGAAAGATTATTTAATCATTATTCAGAACTTAAATCAAAAGGTGATCCTAGATATTTACTAGAACATTTTGAGCATGCTATTATAGATATTTTAAAAGATATGAATTTGTATCAGTCATTAAAAACTGATCAGCAACGTATTGATAAAATTATTACTGATGACCATAAAAGTTATTGGGAGTATATGCAAAAGTGTGAAGGTAAAATCAATATAGATCAAGGAATGTATGACAATGCTAAAGATGTTGTAGATATTATTAAACAATCTGCACATATCATGAAAGTAATGGGTTATACAAAAGAGAGTATTACTGATAATGTAGAGATGAAAAATGAGATTGAGCTTGCAGCTTTTCCAGAAGGTTTACCTTTTGGATTAAGAGGTTTTATAGATAATCTTGTATTTGATCATACTAACAAAGTAATCAGAGTAAATGACTTAAAGAAGACTAGTAAAGATATTAATTCTTTTGAAGATTCTATTGAGTATTATAGATACTGGATACAAGCATCTATTTACTATATATTAGTAAAGAATGTATATTTGAATCAACCTCAATTTGCAGACTATAATTTTGAATTTAGATTTGTTGTTATTGATCCATATATGCAAGTAGCTCCAATTAAAATATCTAGTGATACTTTAAGAGTATGGACTAGTGATACTATTCAAAAGTTGCAGGAAGCTGCTTATCATTTTGATAATAGAAATTTTGATTTACCTTATCAGTTCTTATTAAATAATGAACTAGAAATATGATGAAAGATATTTATCGCAAATATTTTCAAAAATCTTTTACCTTTTTGTATCCTTTACTAGGGATAACAAAAAAGAGTAATAAACCTTCCCAGACTTATATAGAATGGGAGGGTTTGTTTACTAAAGATGACAGAAAGCTTATCTGTATATATAAGCGTAAAGATTCAGAAGATTGGTATCAATTTGAAAAGGATGAATTAGTAAATCATCCAATGTTAGATTATTGTTTACCAATAGATGACAATAATGTTGTATATGTTTTTGATTTTAACATCTATAAAGATGACTATGATAACTTTATAAATGGTAAATATTCAAAATTATCTACAAATGCAAAGAAACATCTAACAACATATTATGGTATACATACACCAGAATGGGTATATATAGAATCTTATATATTTCCTGAAACTTATTTTGATAAGTATGCTAAAATATTACAAATAGATGTTAATTTGCTAAAACAAGTTGGGGAGCTTTGTGAGACATATGATCATCATAGAGAATTATGCAAAATAAAGCACCCAGAAATTAATTTAATTTAAACCAAAAAAAGCTATGCAACAGAGCATGATGATTTACTCTACTGATTGGTATGGTAAAATGACTTTTAGAATGTTACCTATTGATGTTAAATGCCCATTTAATGAGGCAATATATGATCCAGGTACAAAAGTTCTTGCTATCATAAGTAAAGAACATAAAGAGAAACCTCAAATGTTTCCTAAACTTAATGATAGAGGAGAAGTTCTACAAAAGAAAGGTTCAACTGGACATGTAGAAGAAAGAAGAATGATGGATACATATTATGAATATTATATTGATAATATGGAAGACATTAAAGAATTTATTAGCTTCTTTGCAAATAATAATAAACATTCTGCTTTAAGTATACTAGAAGAATAATGAGAGATAAGAAATTCTGGGTGATGGATTATGAAACAATTGTTTCTATCAAAAAATTGTTTTATATTTGTACAAAAAACTATGGAAACTTTGAAAAAATGTACAAAATGTAAAATATTAAAAAGCATATCAGAATTTAGTATTGATAATAGTAGATATGACAACTTAAAAGCAACATGTAATAAATGCTGCAATATTAATACTAAAAACTGGTATGCTAATAATGTAGAAAAAGCACGTAAAATTGCTAATGATAGTTATAAAAAACGTAAAGAAAGTATTTCTGAAAGACGTAAACAATTAAGAGCATTAAATCCAGAAAAACATAAAGAATCTGTTAAAAATACAAAATTAAAAAACAGTGTTCATTATCAAAATCTTAACAAATTAGCAAGTTGGAGAAGAGCAGGTATGAAAAACATGACAATTGAAAAATATGAAAAAATGTTTGAATTACAAAAAGAATGTTGTGCAATATGTAATATTCATCAATCTAAACTAAAGAAAAAACTTTTTGTTGATCACGACCATACTACTGGTAAAGTAAGAGGATTATTGTGTCCTCAATGCAACAGTGTTCTTGGTTATGTAAATGATTCTATAGAAGTATTAGTTAAAATGATAGGTTATTTAAAAGCTCATAGATCATGAAAAGAAAACCAAAATACTGGATTTACGACTATGAGACAATAATTAATGCTTTTGTTGCAGTATTTACAGGATATAGTTCTAGTGAAACTAAAACTTTTGTAGTAAATAGAAAGAGAAATGATATGAAAGAGTTCATAGATTTTCTTAAAGACTGTAAGCAAAATGGTGATTGGCATTTAGGTTATAATAATCTTGCATTTGATGCTCAGATTACTGAATTTATATTACAATATGAGAAAGATTTATTAGAGTTAGACTCAGATGAAATCACAGCTACTATTGCACAATATGCAGGTGAAGTAATCAGAAAATCTCATGCAGGTGAGTTTTTAGACTATCCAGAATTTAAGCTATCTATCAGGTGTATTGATGTATTCAAACTCAATCACTGGGATAACATGGCTAAAAGAAGTTCATTGAAGTGGATTCAATTCTCTATGGATTGGTATAATGTAGAGGAAATGCCTCACCATCATACTCAACCTGTAAATAATAAGAAGACATTAGATGATATTATCAATTATTGTATCAATGATGTATTGTCTACCAAACAAATATTCTTGTACAAAGATGCTAAAGGTTCTAGACCTATGGCAGCACAAATCAATTTAAGAGCAGAACTTAGTAAAACATATGGTGTTTCTCTATATTCTGCAAGTGAGCCACGTATTAGTAAAGAAATCTTTTTGCATTTCTTATCTGAAAAGCTAGGTAAGACTAAGAAAGAAATTAGACAAATGCGTACTTACAGAAACTATGTAAACATAAGAGAAATTATTCTTCCAATGGTAGAATTTAATATTCCTGAGTTTAAAGGTGTGCATAATTGGTTCAAGAACTTAGTAGTAGATACTAAGTTGTATGATGATAAAGATGATAAAATCAAAGGACCTAAGTATACTATGATGTATAAAGGTGTAAAAACTGATTTTGGTCTAGGTGGTTTACATGGTTGTATCAAACCTGGTATATATAAATCTGGCAATGGTAAGATTATCTTATCTGCAGATGTAACTTCTTTTTATCCAAATCTAGCAATTAGAAATCAGTGGGGACCTGCACAGTTTCCTAAGAAGGATTTTTGTGAGCTGTATGAATGGTTCTTTGAAGAAAGAAAAAAGTATAGCAAAAAAGATCCACTAAACTATTTGTTTAAGATTATATTAAATTCTACATATGGTTTAAGCAAAGAACGTAATTCATTTCTATATGATCCTGAGTTAACTTTTAGAATAACTGTTAATGGTCAATTACAACTATCTATGTTGTATGAGATGCTAGCTACTAGAATCCCTGGAGCACAACCTCTTATGCAAAACACAGATGGTCTTGAGTTTTTACTAGATGAACAATATGAAGAACTCTTTTTCCAGATCTGTAAAGAATGGGAAGTAATGACTAATCTGCAGTTAGAAACTGTAAAGTATAATAAAATGATCATAGGTGATGTAAATAATTACATTGCTGTATATGATAATGGTGAAGTAAAATGTAAAGGTAGATTTGAATTTAAAGATTTACCTTTTCATAAAAACAAGTCTTTCTTGATTATTCCAAAGGCATTGTATGCTTATTTTATAGATGGTGTAGATCCTGCAGACTTTTTAAAAGCAAATAGAAATATACTTGACTATTGCGCAGGTGCAAAACTTAAAGGTGATTGGTATTTTATAGAACGTAGAGTAGAGAATGGAGTTTATAAAGAAAATAAACTTCAGAAACTCATTAGATATTTTATGTCTGATAAAGGTACCAAGCTCATTAAGTGTCATCCTGATGGTAGAGAGATGCAATTAGAAAGTGTTAAGATACATCAAACTATTTTTAATAGAATAGAAAACAAACTTTGGGAAGACTATGGTGTAAATGATGCATATTATCTGAATAAGATATATGATGAAATACACAAGATAGAAAGACTATCTACAATACTACCTTCTGCAGGTAGTTATGGGCAACAATTAGAATTATTTTAATTAGAGGGAGTGTAAAAGCTCCCTCATAATTACACTACTATGAGAGATTTTATAAAAATTCAGTATGCTAAAGTCTGTGTAAGATTTAGCTATTCAGATCTTGACAAAAAAGAGGTACTAAGAAGATACCTTAAAATATATCATAATATTGATATAAGCAAAAATTGTATTAATTCTAGAGTATTATGATAGCTTTATATAAATATTGTGATAAGTGTAAAACAGAACGTAATTTTGATGTTCAAACACTTAAGTGCTTAACGTGTAACAATAAAAATAAATCAATATGATAATAGGTATTAATGGTAAAATAGGTGTTGGGAAGTTTGCATGTTAAATCTATAATGTATATCTTTGTAAAAAACATTATGAACGTATACATTTATACATTAGAACATCCTATAACTAAAGAAGTTAGATACATAGGTAAAACAAAAAATCCAAAAGAAAGATTTCATAATCATTGTAACAGATTACATAATGAACATTCTCATAAAAGAAATTGGATAAATAGTTTAAGAAATCAAGGTTTAAAACCTAAAATGAATATTCTTGATGAAATAGATGAATCAGAATGGAAATATTGGGAAAAATTTTGGATTGAGCAATTTAGACAATGGGGATTTAATCTTGTTAATCATACTTCTGGTGGTGATGGTTTAACTGTAGGTAACCAAACTTCTTTTAAAAAAGGACAAAAACCATGGAATTATGGAACAGCTAAACCTAAAATATTAAAAGGTAATGTAGGTAAAACTGAAAATTGTATAAAAAATCAATTTAAACCAGGGTTCATTCCTTGGAATAAAGGATTAAAAGGGTATAGTACTAGTAAAAAAGGACAATTTTTATCAGAAACTACTAAAATTAAAATAAGTAATAGTTTAAAAGGAAAAGAGTCTAATAAAAAAAGAATAATTAAACAATATAATAAAAATATGGAATTAATAAAAGAATATCCCTCTATAACAGAGGCAGTTTTAAAAACAGGAATAAAATCAATTAGTAACGCTCTTACAGGTAGAGCAAAAACAGCAGGAGGTTACATATGGCTTTAATTGGAATTTCAGGAAAAATAGGTGTTGGAAAAGACACTGTAGGTAAAATTATTCAGTACTTGACAGATGACACTGTAAATAAAACAGTCTATCCAAATTTTGAAGAATTTGATAAACTAGATATAGGAAATGAGGGTTATCATCCTTGGCAAATTAAAAAATATGCTGGAAAGTTGAAAACAATAGCTTCTCTTCTTACAGGTGTTCCTGTAGAGAAATTTGAAGACCAAGAGTTTAAGAAACAAATGATGCCTGAAGGTTGGGGTATGACATATCGCACCTTTTTACAAAAACTTGGAACAGAAGGTATGAGAGTTGGTGTTCATACAAATGTATGGGTAAATGCTTTGTTTGCTGATTATAAAGGAAAAAAAACCAGAATTAATCAACTAACTCCTGTAAAACAATCTTTTGATGTAGACACTTATCCTAAATGGATTATTACAGATATGAGATTTCCTAATGAGATGGAAGCTGTAAAACAAAGAGATGGTATTACTATTAGAGTAACTAGAAAGTTAAAAATTGGTGGAGAAGATTATGGGTATACATATGTAGATGTAAAACAAGCTGTTAAAGATGGAATAATAGCACCAGAACACCCTTCAGAAACAGCTTTAGATGATGCAGAATTTGATTATGAAATTATTAATGATGGAACTATAGATGATCTTGTAGAGAAAGTGAGAGAAATATTAATTAAAGAAAAACTTATATGAAAAAATTAATATTAAGTATAGACTTTGATGGTACTATATGTGACTTAGCATATCCTGAAATAGGAGAACTTAAGAAAGATGCTGCTTTATACATA